TGCGATCAATAACCAACTACCATAGATCTCAGAGTATGCTGCTATGTATGATGATATTATTGGAAACGGTAATCCAATAGGCCTTACAAATGCATCAGCAAAATTTTGTATGTCTGCTGTTTTTTCATAACCATGATGTATTAACATGGCTCCTATCGATATTCTGAGTATCAATAAACCAAATGATTTAATCATATGCCTAATAATTTTCTTTGTCTGTCAAAGTAACCTTTGAGTATCCAAGAACTACTATTCTTTTTGTCATCTCCACCTATGCCAAATTCAAATTGTACTCTTGAGTTGTTACCATATTTAATAATTTCTGGTGTATTGGATTTACCCCTATCACCTCCATTACAAAAGATAACTGTATCTGCTATCTCTAAACATTTAGCAATAGCACCACAGGCAGATCCTTTATCATCATCAGGAACAGTAATAACAGCATCTACCATTGTCAAATGACTAATAATTTCTGCTCTCTCTTTCCATGATTGAAAGTATTGACCTTTCTTTTTAGTCAACCATTCTTCAGTGTTAAGACCTACAACTAAAAAATCAGAGAAATCTTTTGCCCTAGCAAAATATGATATATGACCACTGTGAATTGGATCAAATCCACCAGTAACAAGACTCACCTTTTCATAAAACATTATATCACCATTCCATGAGATTCGCGAAGTATTTTCTTATATGGGCCACCAGGATTCTCATCTATGGTTTCTTTGACTAATTTAAGTTTTTGATACAACGCAGTATCGCCACCAAGAGTTAGTGCTTTAACTATAGTGCCAAGTTCTTTGTTGTTAATAGGTAAATCCATTAGATAAAAAATGATTCTAAATTTGCAGTTTTTTCTACACTCCAACCAATAGCATCGAGTATTGCTTTGAGTGGTTCTAAGAATGCCTTATCAAATTGTAAGTCATAATCTATATACTTGTCAAGACCAATCTCTGTAGGAAAATCTTGAATAAAAGAAATAATATTTTCGTGAATAATATTTGGTTTCTTTAGATAACAGAATTTAATCTTCTCACCATTTTGAATGAGTGAGTATTTTTGATCTAGATTATGTTTCTTCACATAATGATTGTATAACAAAGCACCCCGTATATGTATAGGAGTTCCTTTTGTATAGATTGTAGAATGTGCTCTATACTTTACAACATCAGATGCAGATCGAGGAAATGATATCTCCTCTGGTGGTAGTTTTTTAAACTTCTCACGAGACTTCTCAATAAAATCAATCACTTCATCCTCTGTTCCATTCATCATTATCTTGAGTGCATCTTTAATCATTGTGCGACAAGGTGCAGGAGTTGATGACTTGACTGCTTCTATACCCATCATCTTCAGTTTAGGCTCTTCGTATCTTACACCTTCACTATCCCATACATTTAAGATATATCTTTTCTTTGCCGTCCATATGCCACGATCTGCAATATTCTCACGTTTCATTACCATCTTGTTATCATAAGCATTTACATACTTCGCCAACGTTTCATAAGAACTTTCAATATACTTTTCAAATTCCACTTCACAGACCTGATTAAGGAACGACACAATGCCTTCAGTAGTTTTCTCTCTCCCCTTGTATACAGTCTCAACCAAATCACCCAGATTAAGATAAATGGAATCAGTATCTGAAGCAATAACATAATCAACCTCCTCTGTTTTAAGAATCTTGTTTAGATAGCCATTCATTTTGTTTTCTATCCAACGGATAGAAACTTGACCAGATAGTGTAATAGCTTCTGCGTTGGCAAGTTTATAATAGCGAAAATATTGATTACCAATAGCACCATAAGCACTATTAAGGGATATCTTTTTTGCCATTTGAATATTATTACATCTGGCAATCTCTTTCTCAAGAGCAACGGTTGGGGTTTTTTCATACTGCTTCTTTGCCTCAATCATTTTCTTTTTAAAGACTACACGATCTCCATACATCTTATCCATAAGTTCTGGTAAGAACCCACGAACATCTTTACGATACTGTGCACCATTAGCACAAGTAGCATAGTCTTTACTAATATCTATCTCCTGATTAAGTATCTTATCAACATTTGCTGTTGGGTGTTTCTTTTCAATAAGTGTCTCTGGAGAAATATTGTATTGCATAATCAAGTGAGGATATAGAGAGTTAAGGTCAAAATTAACTACCCAATCATACTTACCAGGTATTGGTTCTTTTACATATGCACCTGCATACTTGTCATTCTTACTTGATCTATTCTTTGGTGGAATTACAATGTTACGTTTCTTGAGGTAATTGTAGATAATAGTATCCCACATTCTTACCTGATAAAACACATCGTTGTAATTAACCTTTGCTTCATATGCCATAGTCAAAGCAAGTTCAATCAACTTCATCTTGCTTTCCAAACGGTCAACAAGTTCAACGTCAATGATATTATATTCTATAAACTTCTGCCATCCTTTTGAATAAAATTCCTTAAAGGTATCAAACTCAGAGTGATCTAATTTCTGTTGACCAAGTTCTACCTTTGCTATGTAATCTAATCGATATGATTCTTGTGCTTTGTATGTAAACTTCTTGTATAGATCTAAGTAATCAAGTTGAGTAACACCACCAATATCAAAGGTAGTATGCTTTCTTCCCATTATATGAACTTCACCTTCAGAGACAAGACCCCAAGGTGACATACGTTTCATTGTTTTCTCACCAAGAACTCTCTCTAGTCTCTTACAGATATAGGGTATATCAAATAATTGTATGTTCCATCCAGTCATCACATCTGGAACATCATTCATCCAATAATTTATAAACGATCTAAGAAGTTCTTCCTCAGTGTGACAACAGTGGTAAGTAACATTGTCTTGTTTGTTGTTAAATGGTTTAACTCCCCAAGTAATGATTGACTTAGTTGTATAGTCTTGGATTGTGATTGCCAGAATCTCTTCGATGCACGATTCAACATCAGGGAACCCTTGCTCAGCCGTAGTTTCAATATCCAAAGTAACAAGTTTAATCTGACTGATATCAAACTTAATTTCATCTTCTGGATATTTTTCTGATATGTATTGGTAAACGTATCTGTCATTTCCATATATTTCAAATCCCTCAACATCCTCATATTTTTTATAGAACTCTCTACAATCTCTAACTGTACCTGGTTTAATTGCACCGACATACTCCCCGCTTAACGTTTTATATTTAGTATTCTTTTTAGACTTGACAAATAATGTTGGAAAGAACTCGTCTTTCTGTGTATATCTTGCACCGTTCTCAACACCACGAACCAGAAACTGGTTCCCAATCATTTGAACGTTAGTGTAGAACTTCATTTAATAAGTTTTTCGTATTTCTCAAGTAGAGTTGGTTTAGGATCAAGCATAGTGAGTATCTTATCAGATGATATCATAAACTCATTTTGACTGGTGCATTCTACTAGCCATGGAGATAGAGTATCTTGTTCACCCAAGACATATGGTTCTATCATTTTACAATCTGGTTCACCTGGTACTGCTGCAGGAACTTCTTCAATCTGAGTTACCAGTTTCAGATTGTTCATTAGAATCAGTAGTTGAATCGTTTTCTTTTCCATCGTCTAATACTTGTTTTTGATACATTTCTAAGATTTTTTCTACGGGTGTAACCATAGTGACTACCCAATCTGCACTGACGGGAATCATCTTCTCTCGTGCAATAGGCATCCATGGGTGCATTCTAACAGAAACATCTGTATTTGTCTCTGATGCTTGTATTTTTACAACACAAGGTTTAGTTAGAAAATAACCAATCACTTGATCAGAAGATGACATCATCTCTTGAACATCAGCGATGACATCTTCTCCCGATTTTAGAACTAAGACTTTGATTGTCATTGTATATCTTAATTAATATGGTAGGTTCCTATAGCCGCTTATGCTGAACCTACCAAAGGGCATAACCGCAGTCGTAGGTAGCGAAACAAACGACAGATATATTATAGCAAAGAAAAAGCACCCTGTCAAAGGGTGCTGATCCATCTCGAACTAATTCTATTTATAGGTAGTCTTTACGAGAGTGATGCTCTGGAACTATCTTTCCTAGATCAACAGTAAGAAGACCATCTTCAAATGTAACTTTTGAGATTTCTACATCTTCAGAAAGTTGCCATTCTCTGTTGAATGATCTTTGAGCCATACCACGATGAACATACTCAGTTTCTTTCTTTTCTTCTTTCTTACCTTCTACAATTAGTTTACCGTGTTCGGTATAAACTTTAACTTCTTTCTTTTTAAATCCTGCTAGTGCAATCTCTAAACTTGATTCATGATTGCTATGTTGCACAATGTTAAATGGTGGATAAGTTTGTGCTGTTGTTTGCCAGAACTGATCAATGTATGAATCTAGCCCTATGCTATTTTTTGTGATCTTATCAAATAGTTCTGCAAGATCATTTGCACGATATCTTTGAATGTTAGTCATTAGTTTCTCCTTTAAAAGCGAGTGTAAGTTGTGAACCCTTTCGGCATTCAATACTAATTA